CTTGATGGCAAATTGTTTGAACTCAACATAGAAGATGAGGTGACCGGTTATGGCATCTGATAACACTCCAAAAGCCAAACTTTCTATGCAAAAAGCAGAAGAAGCAATGCAAAGTCATATTGGTAAAGAACTGGTCAAAGAAAAATATCAATCTTTGAAATTGGAAGCACAAGTTCACAAACAAAAAGAAGAAATTGAAGAATTAAAAAACACTCCAAAAGGTACTCAAGTAAAGATTCTTAAAGAAAATGCTTTGTTAAAAGAGGAAATCAAAACTCTAAAGGTAAAGCTATCTAATAGTGAACATATTAGTAAAACTAGATTAGAAGAATCTAATAACCTTGAACGACACGTTAAGCGACTCATGCTTGAAAAAGCAGAACTCAACGACAAGATTGAGCAGTTAACTGATGAAGCACGCAAGTTTGAAGAACTGTATGTAAGAGCAAAAGGTGTAGCACAAGCACTCGGAAGAGCAGTATCAATCCTAACTACGGAGAATAAACATGGCTAATGATAGAAATGATTTTGCAGATGAAATACGCGACTCAGCTTGGTGGTCAAGCGACTCCCGTAAAGCAGCTAATGGGCGCGGTAATGATGCAGTCTTAGAGAAGATTGGACTCAAACCTAAAGTTGATTTGAGCAACATTGAAGCAGTCCAAATGGGTCATGTCATGCAACCCATCATTGGTCAGCTTGCTAGTCAGAAACTTCAGATGGAATTGAAAGATGCCGACTACTCTCTCACGCACCCAAAAGAGACTTGGCTTAAGTCCCACTTTGACTTTATTTCCGCTGATGGAAAAACGCTTGTGGAAGCCAAAAACTACAACGCTGCTGTTCGCAACAAGTTTGACTCCGAAGCCAACATCATCCCTGCGGCTGATATGGCGCAACTCATCCACGAAGCGGCAGTCCACAATATCGACCATATCGTGCTGGCTGTTCTATTCGGGGGACAAAACTTTGAAGTGTTTGAATTCACAATCACCGAAGCGCAGAAAGAGCAGCTCATCAAAGATATGGCGCACTTCTGGTCTGCTGTATCGACTAAGCAGCCGCTTGAGCCTGAGACAACCGAACAGACAAAGTTAATCTATTCTCAATCTGCACCGACCAGCATAACTGCGCCAGCAAATTTAGAAGCAGCTTGTTCATCTTTGAAGTACGTCAAAGACCAGTTAAAGCTACTTGAAGAAAAGAAAGACAAGCTAGAGACTGCATTGCAGTCATTCATGGGTGTTAACTCTGAATTGGTAGCCATTGATGGCAACATCCTAGCTACTTGGAAAACATCCAAAGGCAGTATGAAGTTTGACCAAAAACTGTTTGAGGCATCTATGCCGGACATTTATAAGTCATACGTCAGAGAAACCGCCGGTTCACGCCGATTCTTACTGAAGGTCTAACCATGAGCAAATACGCTTTTCCATCTGCCCATGACCCTAAAACCGGTGTTGCACAGATTGGCATGACACTCAGAGACTACTTTGCTGCCAAGGCTATGCAAGGAATGTATGCAAACGGTTCTTTTCCAACAGGAATTATGTTGGATACAGCAAAAGAAGCCTATGAAATGGCAGACGCAATGTTGAAAGAAAGAGATGAAACACCTAGACATAGCAATTTGGTTGATGGCGATAACGTCAACCCTTGAATTTTTCCTAACTATCCTTGAAAGGTTTTCCAAATGAGCAATATCGTTCCAGTATCCGATATGACAGTCATGGCTGATGCCATTGTCAAATCAGGCTTTTATGGCTTTAAGAACAAAGAACAAGTCATGGCGGTCATGCTTGTCGCCCAAGCAGAAAATAAACACCCCGCTACTGTTGTACAAGAGTACGACATCATCCAAGGCAGACCAGCACTCAAAAGCCAAGCTATCCTAGCTAGATTCCAGCTTGCTGGCGGCACAGTCCAATGGGATGCAGTCTCTCCCAAAGCAGTTAAGGGAACATTCAAACACGCTTCCGGCGGCACTCTGACAGTTGAATGGACTATCGAGATGGCAAAGCAAGCAGGATTGGTCAGAGAGGGGTCAGGATGGTCTAAATACCCCGAAGATATGCTACGGGCTAGGGTCATCTCTAGAGCCGTGCGTAGCGTCTTTCCAGCGTGTATCTTGGGTCATTACGCAACCGAGGAAGTTATGGACTTTGAGCCACCCAAGAATATGGGTAAGGTTGAGGTTGTGCAGCCGGTAGTTGAGGTTTTGGAAGTTTCAGCGCCAGCAGGGGCATACAGCATCATCCAGCCGGATGGCAACATCTATTCAAGCCATGAGACAGCAGAGGAATGGATTGAGGCTTATGGGGCGCTCTTGAAGAAAATTATGGATTCACCCAAGTTAACTTCTGAAGTCAAGCAAGACAAGGTTAAAGCCTTGGCTGAAGCTAATATGACTGTTACCACAAACTTTGACAGCTTTCAGAAAATCAAGATTCGGGCTGAATTATCTAAGGCAGGAGTAAACCAACACCCAAAGCCGGAACAGTCCCCGTTATCAGCAGACTCGGAACTCAACGAGCCAGAATATTGAACTACCTACAAAATGTCGGAACGCTCACCCCACAGGACGCACTCCAGCATTTCGGTAGCTTCAGGCTTGCAGCACATATCGAAGTTTTGCGAAGACAGGGACATTCAATCTTTACAGAAATGGTTAAAGAAAATGGGCGCGAGTTTGCCCGATACCACTACCGAAAGGCACTTCATGGATAACCAAAAACCTAAATACGTTCCACTCGAATTGAAAGGACGTATCACCAAGAACCTCTACAAGAAAAAGGATACCGAGCCTGATTGGAAAGGTACTCTTATGTTCAAAGGAGAAGTCATTAACTTTGGCGTATGGAACAACAATGGACCATACGGGGAATACTTCTCTCTCAAAGTCAATGACCCTGATTGGAACAAAGACAAGCAGCAGTATCCAAAGGACGTAACTCCGGACGTATATCCTAAAGATTCGGATATTCCCTTTTGATGCAAACCAGCTTCTCTTTACCCTACCCGCCAAGTATGAACACCTACTGGCGTAACTTCAGAGGACGCACAGTCATCAGCAAGAACGGCAGAGAGTTTAGAGAAGCAGTCATCCAATTTGTCATTGACAACAACATTCCTAAATTTGGGGATAAAAAATTGAAACTAACACTTATCCTCAGACCACGGGACAAACGCAAGATAGACATTGATAACCGCATCAAGGCGGTATTGGATGCCTTAGAACACGCCGGTGTTTTTGATGATGACTTTCAAGTTGACCACATTGAAATGATTAGAGGCGAAAACATCAAAGGCGGTTTGCTGCACGTTGTCATTGAAGAAATGCAAGACCCCCGCCAGCCTGAAGGCGAGTCCACCAAGGACAGTTAGGAACGTGACGGGGCAGCGTTTCGGGTAGCCCCACCAATTCAACAACCAAAGGGATAACCATGTCAGACGTAATCGAACTCAATCCACCAAAGAAAATCCATCTGTTTGTAGCAACACCAATGTACGGCGGTCAATGCTTTGGCTACTTCACACAAGGCTGCTTACAGCTTCAAAAGGCTTGCACTAACCGAAACATAGACCTGACCTTTTCTTTTCTGTTCAATGAGTCTTTGATTCAACGTGCGCGTAACTTACTGGCTGCTGCCTTTTTGAAGTCCCCATGCACTCATATGCTTTGGATTGATTCAGACATTCGCTTCAATCCTGAACAAATATTCAAAATGATTGAGTCCAACGTAGACATCATCTGCGGCATCTATCCTAAAAAGGAAATCAATTGGCTGACAGTACGCAAGGCTATGGACGCAGGAGTACCGGACAGCGAACTCAAGCACCATACCGGCAACTTTGTCGTTAACTTGGTTAACTATGAAGAAACCATCACAGTACCCATTGACCAGCCTATTGAGATATGGAATGGCGGTACAGGCTTTATGCTCATCAAGCGCGAGGTTTATGAGGGAATGATTGGCAAAGTGCCGACCTACCTAAATAACGTCATGGACTTGATGAACAAACAAAACGGCGAAACTATCAACGAATTCTTTGCCACTTGCATTGAGCCTGAGACTAATCTGTTGTTGTCAGAAGACTATTACTTCTGCAAGAAAGCTAGAGAGAATGGCTTTAGAGTATGGGCTGCACCTTGGGTAGACCTAGCCCATATCGGCACTTATGCGTTTGAAGGTGTATTGCTTAGAACACCATAAAAGTACAAGTCATGGGCAAATTCGTTGACACCAAATTGGTACTCAGCAAATTTGCTTATGTCACACTCAGCAAGGAAATCTTGCTCAGTTAGGTTGCGGTAATAGTCACCGCAGAATGGCGCATCTTGTGGGTTTGTCTTGCGTGTTCCATGCTCTGCTCTGCCGGTTGTAGCGCAGGAAAAGAACACTAGACCACAAGACATTCTGACCATGTTGTTGAACGTCTTAGCCCACTCAGGGTTATGCTCAAAACACTCGCAGCTTGCTACTACGTCAAAACTATTGTCAGGAAAAGTTAAATCCTCTCCCTTGGCTACCAAATCAACACCACGACCTATGCCAAGGTCAACACCAAGATAAGCACAGTTATCAAAGAATTGGCGAATAGAACCATTGAGGTCAAGGCTACCGACTTCCAAAACTCTTTTGTGTTTGAAGTATTCAGGGTATTTGTTTCGGACATAAGTGACAAACTCAAGTTGAGCAGGATGACTCATCGACATCCCCACCGCTTGCGAGCAGCTTTTCCTCTTTCGCCTTTCCAGTTCTTAGAACGGGCGCAGAAAGACTTGTGTCTTGGTCCTGATTTAGTTGGCGCTTTGAGTTTACTGCCGGTTGCTTTGTTGTACTTGGCGCGACCCTTGGCAGTCAAGCCACCGCCAGACTTAACAGACAGCTTTTCGCCTCTGCCGACAGAAAGATTTGGACCTCTTTTCCTTGTCATCCAACATTCCTTTCAAAATGAGGGCAGTCCACAAGGTTAGAGAAGTTTCCACCCCACCGGTTCTTGGGATGCAAAGACTCCCAATATGCACCAATTGGGGCAATTGTGGGCTTGTCCCAAATAATCTGCCCATTTTTGAAGAAATTTAAATCAATAGCACAGCGTTTCAAGTGAATGCTGTTCATGGTCTTGCTGCGACCAGTTTTGAAATAGATGGCTTGTTGTTCAGGTGTACGGGCTAATTCGCCGCCGGTAACGGTAAAACCTTGCTCAGTAGCGTAAGTTATTAGCTTGCAAGCATCTAGCAGGAATGCTGCTTGTTCTGTGTTGAGGCTCATTTCTTCCTCATTTCTGCAAGTTTTTCAACTGTTCTGCCACCAAAATATGCACCCATGATGAGCATTCCCCAATTACCCAACAAGGTAACGTAGGATTCATTTGCATTCAATCCATAGGCAGACATCATGGCAAACAAGAAGTAGCCTAAAAAGATGGCTATAAGGCTCATAGGGCGTATGTTCTTGGACAGCCAAGAGTCGCTGTTCATATCCGCTTGCCATCTGTCTGTGATGTTGTCAGCGTCATTCTGTGCTGCTGTTGCCAACACCTTCATTTCTTCCAGTTCCATCTTGGCTTTTTCAATGCCTAGCGCCAGCAAATTCTCT